CTCTTTCTGGATCTAAGTAAAGTTGAGTTGTTGTTCCTGTAATAGGATCTACAACAGCGTTATCAAGTTGATACTGAGTTACATAGTAGTTAGCATCTATTACCGTGTTGCCTAAGTCTTTGATAAAATACTCAATATAGTCATTAGGCGCTCCATATCTACCGGTAATAGTAGTGGTATTAATCAATGCAGTATCCTGCGGAGAATACGTTTGATATTGATCATCCGACCCTAGGTATGTTACGTCTACTAATTCCATTAAACTAAATTATTTAAATTCAAAAAGTTTGTATTTGCTTCTAAGAGCTGCTGTCTTAGAGAGTTTATCTCATCAATATAAGCTTGTTCCGTATCAGTTACAACTCCACCGCCTAGATATTCTAGACTTCTTTTTACTAAGTACTCGTGAGAGTTTAACTCCCCGGTAGCGGGTATTTGAAAGAATAGACTATTGTAAGCGTCGAAGAATTCCTCTACAGTAGTTTGAGTACTTGGAGCTAAAGAGGCAGTGTCGGGATTATATAACTCGTTAAAAGAAGTATCAATTACTTTAGTGTAAGTGGTACGTCCGTAAACTTCTTTTACTAAATTAATTTCTTGTGCCATTATGCTACTATTTTAAAAACTAAGTTCTGTCCTGTGTAAGTAACCTCTTCAGCAGGAAGTAGCTGTAGGTCTTCAGCGCTATAAAGTGATAGAGCATCGTATAGGGTTTGCTCGTTGTTATAGATTGATAAAGGTCCGAAAGTTGTAGAGTATATGCTAGTTTTGATTAAAAGTCTATAATATCTATTGATTTCTAATCCGCTAGTATACAAAGTAAAGTAATTACCTACACTATCTGCACTTAATTTTGTATAGTTTTCATCAAAGTCTACTACCATCTCGCCTGTTTTAACGTCCTGTAAAGCCCAGTAAGTATTTTCAGATAGATATAAGTTAGTCAGGTACACAGAAGAGGTTGTAAATTGTCTCGGAGGGTAGGTGTATCTAGTACCTATTCTCATTTTATAGACTTCGTTCTGTGTAAACTGTCCTGGATTATTTGCAAGTACTACTGTGATTTGATCATTTAAGGCAAAATTACCGCCTTGAGGGAAGTAATAAGAATCATCCCATTTAAATTCAATAGTGGGAGGATAAATTGTATGAGTATCTACAGAGAAGAATTTAAGATCTATAAATGCATTAGGATTCTCTTCTACTACTTGAGGGTGTTTTACTATTACTCCGTAGTTAGGAATTGAACCAGAGAACCACTCAGTCATTATATCAGTTATATCTGTGTTTATGTCTTTATTAGACATATAATCAAAGCTCTGAGTTGATTCTATATAATCATACCAGGATCCACCGCTTCCTACATAATAAGGCTGTCCAGCTGTAGGTACGTACTCCCAATTATAGCTAGCTGATTCCCAGCTCGGTAGGTCTATATTATTCCAGTAGAAAGTATCTTCTATCCAAGCAGGAGAACTTCCTGAAAGACAGGTATACATCCAAGATACTCCGTTTACGGATTGAGGTACTTGTGCGAATTGTCCTGTTCCCATGCACCAAGACTGAGATATAGGAAATACGTCTAACGAATAGGTAGTGTTTAAATTCTGTGCAGAAGCTAAAAATAGTTTTAAACTTGCTGCGTAAGACCCGCTTTTTGCTTGAGAGGCATAGACTTTTAGCTTATTAATATCTTGATCAGAAAACTGTAGTACAGATCTTCTAATATCTGTATTAGGAAAATAAGCATCTGAAGTACTATAGTTACCGTTAGCAGCTAAATCGTAAGTATAGTATGGATTCTCTGTTATAGGGTTTCTATATAAGAATCTAGTACCGTCTTGAGAATTCTTAACGGACACTTCTAGTATAGGATCTCTACCGGTATTTTTTAACGGGTATCTTGAGTAAATTGTTGCATCTGCTGATGCGAATATGTTGTATACTGCCATTTTATTACATTGTTACTACGCGTCCTTGAATATCTGTGTCTGGGTACTTAACTTCAAAGATACTCGGATCTAAAGAAGGATAAATAACGCCGTTTAAAGTTGCACCTGGAATGTCGTAACTATATTGAGAGTAGCCTGATGTTGTACCAGCTAAATTACTAATAGTAACTCTTTGAACTGTCTGTACTCCTGCTATTTGATCAAGTAGAGTATAGATTTCAGAAAGAACTATAGGCTGGTTTATCTGCCAATTCTCTCTATTAAAATATGTTTTTAATACAGCTAAGCAACCTGCAATTACTTCTCTTGAAGTATAGTTAGGTCTTGTAACAATATCAAAGCTTACCTTAATATTAATAATATAAGCAGGCTTTAAATGAATTGTATCAGTTAACATTCTATAATCTTCTAAGTAAGTCTGAATATTTTTATTCAAAGCAAGCCCTGGATCTGTAAATGTACCGTCTGTATTATAGCCTAGAATGTAAATTGAAGTTGCAAGAGGGTCTCTTTCTCCTGGTTCGTTTCTTAAGTACTGAGAAAATAAAGCAGTGTCTTTTGTTACATATGCTTTTGCTACCTGCCCGAACTTAGGTGGCATGCCTAATACAATGCCTAAATAATCCTGCTGTGTTACAGCTCTCATTTGAGAAGGAAACTTAGCGAGTGTATTTAGTCTAATACTCTCTGGTGTATCTCCATCTCCTCCGCCTACAGCCTGTACTGCGTTACTAGTTGCTAAGGTTCCTTTTAAAGCATCTGCTGTAGTAGGGTTTACGGGGTTAGGAAAGGTAATGTTCGAAGAAACTACTTGCGTTAATTCGTTTGTACCAACGTTTGAACCGGCACCGCCGCCTGCTAAGTAAGAAACTACCAAAGTAGTATTTGTAGGAGCTAGACCGTAAGATTGGTTCACTACGAAGTTTGTAGGGTCGTAAGCTGTATTTAATAAGTCGATACCGTTTACTGTTCCTATACCTACATTAAATGGATTTGGAATCGAACCAGATGTACTCTGTATACCGGCGCCGAATTCTAGTTCTAATAAACTGTTATTGTTGAATCTAGAAACAAATCTTCTAGGTACTGGAAGTCTTTCTATTATATAAGGAACTTCATTTGCTTCTTGATATAATTGCGGATAAAGTAAAGCAGTATTTGTTACAGGGTTTAAGATAAAATCTTGAGCTAAATAAGGTACTTCATACCATCTAAATCCTGTAGTTTCATCGTAGACGCTAAGTATTTCGATAATATTAGTATCCTGTATAGCTCTGACAGGGAATCTTTCAGCAGCTCCAAAAGATAAATCAACTGTTTTAACTTGGCCGGATAGAGCTTGTGTTTGTTTCTTTAATAGGTAAGTACTAGGATTTCCGCCTCCGTCTGTAGTATATACAGAAATATCTGTTGGATCTATAGAAGAAGATAGATTAAAATCTACTCTGTTTGGACAATAGAAATAATTAGAATTATTAATACTAGACCTAACTTGCATTCCTGCTTCAATAATCATTGCATAGTTAAAGTCTGGATCATAGCTAGAACCAGAAGAAGGTATTTGCTGATAAACATCTAGAGTAGTTATGGCTGCAGAAGTTACTTTCGGTCTATACCCCATCATATAAGCTAAGGTATATAAGTTATTAGTTTGTTTTGCATACTCTAAAAAATTCTCTTGCACCTGATTATCTAGGTAGAATGATAATACATCTCCTACATAAGAAGCCATGTCGATAAACATAGATCCAGGTGACGACGTAGAAAAGTCATTATAAGAAGTAGGGTAGTAGGCTTTAGCGTACTCGATTAACGCGGTTCTAAACGTGTTAAAGTCCTTATTTAAGTATGTTATGTTTTTATTAGCCATTTAAACTTAATGTTATATTGTCAGATGCACCTGTGTTACTTATCGTATACGAAAACTGAATTGTTAATAGATTCTCATCAGGATTGCCTCCGAAAGTTAAATCCGTAATGACTACGTTTGGAAAATATTGATTTACCCCTGTTCTTATTTGAGTATCTAAACTGTCAAGAGTATCAGTAGTAATCTGCTCAAACACCTTATTCCTTATACTTGCTCCGAAATTAGGATTAAAAATCCTTTCACGTCTATTTGTTAATAGAAAGTTAATTATATTATACTTTAACTGCTCCTGTGTTGTATATACAGTTTGAAATACTGCAGGCGTATTAAACGGCAAAGCAACTCCAACCCCTGTAGAGGGTCTTAAATCGAGTACGTTTACTTGTTTTAAATTATACGCCATTTATATTATTCGTTTATACCCATTTTCGCCATCATGTGAGAGAAGTCTGGAACTGCATTAATTTGAATTGCTTCTAAATTAGAGCTTCCTCTTGAATTTGCAAACATATCTCCTACTGATTCTACAATAGGAACATCTCTCTCTACTCCCTCTCCGTTTAAATCACCGAATTCGTCCATAGTCATAGATTGAGCTGTCTCAGCAAGTAAGCTATTTAATGGATTGCCTGGGGATAATACAGGGGCAACTGGCCTAGGTACAGATCTGTTCATAGTAGCAGGAACCGTAGGAGCTGCTTTTGCTCTTGTAGATTCCGTTATAGTTTGCGTACCTCTATTAGCTATAATAGCTTCTTTGAGGATTCCAGCTAATTCTTCTTGGAATACAGCTTTAACCTCTTCGCGGATTAATTTTCTAAATGCGTCTAAATTTGCCATATGTTATAAATATTTTGTTTACCTACTTTTAACTATTTTTATCTCGTTGGATTAGTTCCTGTTCCGCCATCTTTTTGATTTTTTACTTGGTTTTGAGCATTTGTCGCATATCCAGCAGTCGTTGCTCGTGAATTTTGTTTAAATTTCTCACCACCTGGTAAGCTACCTAAGAAGTCGCTAATATTCACATCTTGCGCAATAGTAGCGCTACCTTCAACAGATGCACCTATATTCAAGTCGTTTTCTGCTATGTCGTTACTATTCAAGAAATTAATAGACTGAGCAACTGTATCTAGAGTTGCAGCATCTAATATGCCTTCACCTATAGGTACTAATCCAAGAGCTAGTAACTTTTGCTGTACTTCTCCTATAATAACTGCCGAATTTGTTGCGAAAGTTAAATCTGATTGAGTTACTATCTGCCCGTCTGGTGCTAATGCAACACCTCTTCTACGCTTATTTGTAACTTCTCTATCAGTTACTTCTTCGTCTATTATTCTAATATCGTATTTTCCAAACATTGCAGTATCTGGATCTGTTTTGGAGTCATAGTCGTTAAGGTAGATTAACAGTTCATCTCTTAGAACTACTAAAGCTTGTCTAGTTTCCTGTAATTCTGCAAGAACGTCAGAATCTTTCATTGCTTCACATACCTCTAAGTTAGTAAGTATTCTGTCTAATCTAACTAAAAGCTCATTAGCATTTGTTACAAGGTATCGTATAAAGAGTAGTAATACACTTAATAGAGCATTAACAGCTTTTAAGATTCTGGTTATGCCGTCAGTTTCATCTTTCGCTTTGAATTTTGCAGACTCAAGTCTACTAATTGTACCGGTAGTTTGAGAGACAGCAGGTATCGGGGCAAAGGAAATAAACTGTATAACAAACTTAAATACTTTATTAAATACTAACGCTATCTTAATTACAAACTGTCCGAGACTTAGCATACCTTGTACTTGCTGTCCGATTTTAATAAATCCTCGGATAGAGTTATTAATACTTTTTAACTCGCCTACAAGTCCTGCAGGATTTATAAAATCGCTTAACTTCTGAATCTCCTCTCTAACATTTACTCCTAAAAAATTACCAGCTAAAGCTAATGCAGATTTAAAATCTAAGTTCTCAACAGTAACGCATATCGAGCGTACTTGGTTTATTTTATTAATTAACTTTTGAAGCTCTTCATTTGGTATATTTCTATAATCGCTATACTTGTTAATTGTTCCCGTAAAGTCGTCTAAGAAATTTAAGCACCCTCCTAGTCCTGGAACACTAGATAAAAGCGTCTGTTCTTCAGCACTGAAAATAGAGTTAGGGCCAGTAAAAGTATCAGTTAAGTCTTTAATTGATTGCATTAAGAAGTATATATTATACTTCTGTACTGCTGTGCCTCCTTGTGTAGGTGCGCCTGTCTTATCAACTGCCTCTTGAGGCGGTAGAGCGTTTGGTCCTACGCCTAGATAGGAACCTATAAATTCATTCGGGTAAGCTAAATACTTGTCAATAAACTTACGTATTTCTCCGCATTGATCCTGTATGTAATACAAGTAACTAGCTGGCGGCTGCCAAGGTCCATTAGGCGGGTTACGTGGCTTCTTCTTTATATTAATCATATCAGTAAGAGAAGCTATTATATTACAAAGATCTAGTTCAGCGAGTAAGTCTAATGCATTAAATAATCCAGCAGTAAGTAGATTTTCGCCTTGTCCTGCAGGCTTAGGAGCAGGGGTAGCTTGTGTAAAATTATAACCTACTTTATAGTTAGTAATTCTTTCAGATGCTTTAGCGACTGAAGGCTGTT